CTCTTCTATGAATCGTTCTCGAACCATAGCTGTGATAACATCATCGCAGTACTCGTACTCATGTGTATGTATGTGCGCGAGGGCCTCTTGGTCCTTCGAGCTATCGTTCATGTGTGTGTGTGTGTGTGTGTGTGTGTTCATCACCTTTATATACTCGCGGGAATAATTCTCGCGCAGAATTCCAAACAGGGATGTCGACGAAGAAGAGAACTGCAGTTCCAGCAAGGAAGACAGTCGCTGCACCGAAGAGGACTTACGCCAAGAGGACTTACACTGCGAGAGCGCCTGCCGCTACTCGCTATCGAGGGACTGGTGACTATGTCAAGGCACCTCGAGCTATCCGACCATCTAAGTCGACGACCAAGTCACTAGGGGGTACCATTGGTGCACACTTGGGACACGGTCTTCAGACTGTGATCAAGGCTCTTACAGGGTTCGGGGATTACGAAGTCGAGTCTAACTCGCTTATGCCCGGAACCTTAGGAGGTGATCCTCCTATCATTCAGAACTCCAGGAATAACTCTCATGTTGTTCATCACAGAGAGTACATCGGAGATGTCTATGCGTCTACTGCGTTCTCGATCCAGACGTATCCCCTCAATCCTGGTCTGCTCTCTTCCTTCCCTTGGGTCTCTCAGCAAGCAGATTCCTATGAACAGTACAAGTTCAGAGGTGCGGTCTTCGAGTTCAAGAGCATGTCGTCTGACGCAGTTCTCTCATCTGCTGCTTCTTCCTCCTTAGGTACCGTCATCATGTCAACGCAGTATAATGCGTTGGAAGCGCCCTTCAGTGATAAGAGGACCATGGAGAATTATGAGTATGCGAATTCAGCTAAGCCTAGCTGCAGCATGCTTCATCCTATCGAGTGTAAGATGTCACAGACAACTGTAAGCGAACTGTACGTTAGAACAGGAGTCGTCAGTCAAGGTGATCTTCGTCTCTTCGATCTCGGTAACTTCAGTATCGCAGTTCAAGGTAAGCAGAACGTAGGTGCTAATCAAGTTATCGGTGAGCTGGGGGTCTAATAGGAGCTAGATTTCTCCAACCCTAAGTTCTTAGTGGGAGGAGGTGCTCTGTTAACAGACCATTGGTATGGTACAGGAGCTAACGTCTTCACTCAGTCCGATCCATTAGGTACTACTTCTAGTACTCTTGTTAAGAGATCTGGTAGTAACATAGGTTGCTTCATACAGCAACCTTCAGTGCCACCTTATGCTGCAGATAGTATCGTCTTCCCTCCTTGGGTTACAGATGGTACGTATCTCATTACTTACGCTATGGGTGGTACAGTTGCTTCAGTCAATACTCCTCCGTATTCTGCAGCGGGAGTTACGGTCAACATAGATGTGTTGAGTACTCAAGCTAGAATCTTGGCTGGAAGCACCACTTCCTATAATATAGGGCCTGCTGCAGGTAGTACTTCTACCAACATCATTGTTCAGCAGGTTGTGAGGATCATTCAGACATCACCAGGTATCCCAGCTGGCATTCAGATCTTGTTCGCATCAGGAGCGTTGCCTACGGGTACCACAGTGCTTGACTTGATGGTCACTCAGTTAGTTGCGTCGATCAACTAGTTCAATAACATCGATCGATGTTATACTTCTTCTTCGTTCTCTTCTATCGTCGGCACCTCTGGTGCCCCAACTCTTACGTTCTCGTACACAAGGCGCCGGTGAGGCGCCCATCATCGCGTTGCCCCGGGGAGGGGCACATCATCGCGTTGCCCCGGGGAGGGGCACATCATTCCCCCATCTCTTCCACGACGATCTCAATGCGTTGTAGTTCGTCATAGCACGTTATCCAGTGCGTTACGAGGTTGATGTTGAAGGAGAGGAGTTCATAGTCAATCCCTGATTGACGAATCTCTTCTTCTACTCTAAGGAGTCGTACGAGTTGAGTGTGCCATCTCTTGGTCTTCTCATCACTCCAGTCCTTCTTCGAAGGTACTTCCATGAGAGAGACGAGATGTTGCTCTTCGAGTGTTCGCTTGCGAATCCAATCTAGATCGACTTCCATGCTTTCTAATCGAGCGATTAGAATGTCTAGCAGTCTCTTGAGGCTGCGATTCTGGCCTTGGCCTTCTCCACTGCTTCAGCAGCCTTCATCTGCTTCTCGAGTCGAGCCACTTCCTTCTGGATGGCGAGTTCCTCATCGAGGTCAGTTCGTTCTGTCCGCACTATATTAAGATTCATACAGCGGGCAGAACCCCTAATAGGCTCATTGGTGATCTCGAAGAGCTTCCATCTATCCAGTGAGCCGGTATCCGCAGCTATTCTGGGCCACCAGTTAGCAAGGACAACGACAATGGGACTAGAGTCCAGGATGAAGGACTTCCCTTCGTACTTCCCAGTGTCGCCCCATCCATCGGATGTCAGTTCAAGACATTCGTAGATGGTGTTCGTATTGGCCTTCCCTCGGGCCAAGTCAACGAACAAGATCTTCCCAGACCAGCCTTCTTGCTGCCAGTTACCGAGCTTCATAGCGAAGGAGTCTACGTTAGCAGTAAGCTTGGTCGCACGGAAGTCTTCTCTCATGGTCTGCAACAAGTACTTACAGGTATAACTCTTCCAAGAATTACCGACCTTGTCGCAGAACCAATACCAAGATCTGTGATCGCTATTCGCTTCGATTAGCGGCTTCACAATATCTTGATACCATGGAGCTTCTGGTTCAGTCATGTTACAGATGAACTCTCTTGCAGAGGGTCTCTGTCTGAATACTGCCAGTGATCTAATGGGATCCTTGTATGCTCCTGATAGAATTGCTTCTACAGGAGTCTTCGCGTTCCAGCACTTCGCTGCAGCAAGTACCGACGCGCTCGGTCTACACTTCTTATCTTCCTTGCCAAGGTAGCATAAGAGATTCGCCCAGTGGATCATACTCTCAACTCTTCTGATGTTGGGATGACGACCCTCGAAGTCGAAGACTCTGCGATTAGTAGAGTCGAATCTCTTGCCGAAGTCTACAAGCACATGCATATGCTTGCTTCCATCCTTGTGAGATTCACGAGCAATCTTCACCTTAGGAGAAGTCTTAGGTGACTTACTGACGAAGAACTCCTTGAGCTTCTTCTTCGATAGGTCAGACTTCGCATAGGTGCATAGCAACCTCTGGTTGTTCAGTCTGAATCTGGGGAGATCCATCTCCTTCAGTTCAGCTACTTCATCAGTCTCTTCCCAAGGATAGAATCCAGCGAGATCTTCTCCTTCCCAGAATACTTGGTTCAGCGCTTCGTTGGTCTCTTCGTCTAGCGCTGCTTCCCAAGCATCATCTTCCATCTCTTGCAAGACTGACTTCTTGAGTTCTTCTCGAGTCTCCTTAAGGGCCGGCATCGGTTCTTCCTCGTGGAAGGCTTCCTTGGCTTCTTGTAAGGCCTCCGTCTTAGACTTAGGGACACGGATACGTTCACCTGTGTCACTGTCGATTAAGGGGACGTCAATACCTCCATCACCCCATCCATCTCTCAAGACTTCTTGTGTGTGTGTGTGTGTGTGTGTGTGTTCCTCTTCATTCTCGAAGAGGTAACCTCT